TCGACGCGCGAGTTATGTCCGACAGAACGAAGTGATTTCAGGCCAATTCTGAGGGGTGTCACAGGTGGCGGGGAAGGCGGGGCGCAGCGGGCGGCGGCCAGGGTGGGGCCTCACGGCGGCCGAACACGCGGCGCGCGGCTCTTACAAGCGGAGCATTCATGGGCCGTTGCCGCCCGGTGTGGTGCCCGTCCCGCGTCGGCCCGTGGCCACGCCGGTCGTCATGCCGCGCGGCGTCATCCTGCCCGCGCTGGCGCCCCCGGCCACGCAGGACACGGCGCTCACCGCCGCCGATTGTCCCGACGTGCTGACGGAGGAAGGGAAGGCCCTGTGGAAGTCGCTGGTGGCGCAGCGGCTCACCGAGAAAATCCTGGCGCCGCTGGTGACCGTCTACGTGGAGGCGTACTTGAACTGGCTCATGTGCACGCGCGAGATTCAGAAGCGGGGCTACTACGGCACGGTCGGCTCGAAGGTCGTGGCCAACCCGTACCTCAAACACCGCCGCGAGGTGGAAGCGACGATGCGTACCATCGTCCCGCAACTGGGATGGGACCGTCCGGTGCCCGTGGCGGCCCCGCCAGCGAGCGCCGCGAACCCGAAGTCGCGCCTCGACCTATTCCTCGCCGCTCGCGACAGTGAGCGCTCATGACCCGCGCCCTGGCGAAGCCGTCGCGCGCCATCCTTCGCGCCCGCGCCATTGCCAAGCGTGACCACTGGCCCGCGTGGGCCGTGCGCACCGAGGCCGACGCCCAGGCGGTCATTGAGGGCGGCTGCTGGTACAGCGAGAAGAAGGCCAAGAAAGTCGTCGATTTCTTCCACGAATTCCTGCACCACTCGTCGGGCGAGTGGGCGGGCCGCCCGTTCGACCTGTTGCCCTGGCAACGGAAAGACCTGATCGAACCGCTGTTCGGGTGGCAGCGCCCGAACTTGACGCGGCGCTACCGACGCGGGGGCGTGTGGATTCCCAAGAAGAATGGCAAGACCACGCTCGCCAGCGGTATCTGTCTCTACCTCCTCGTGGCCGATGGTGAACCTGGCGCCCAGGTGTTCAGCGCGGCCAACGACCGGAACCAGGCGGGCATCATCTACCGCGACTGTGCAGCGATGGTGCGCCAGGACGCGTCGCTCCACTCGATACTCGAGCTTGTGGACTCGCGGAAGGTCATCAACTATCCCTCCCAGAACGCCTACTACGAAGCCCTCTCGGCCGACGTGCCCACGAAAGAAGGGCTCAACATCTCGGGGCTCGTGGTCGACGAGCTGCACGCCATCATGAACCGCGCGCTGTGGTCGACGCTGGCCTACGGGGGCGCCTCGCGGCGTCAACCGCTGTTGCTGTCCATCAGCACCGCCGGGATCTATTCGCCCGCCAGCATCGGGTGGGAACAGTACCGCTATGCGAAGGGCGTGGCCGATGGCTCGATAGAAGACTGGGCGTTCTTGCCCGTCATCTACGAGGCGCCCCAGGGGGCCGATTGGACGTCGCGGCGCGTGTGGCGCCAGGCGAACCCGAGCTACGGGATCACCACGAAGATTGAACACTTCGCCGAAGAGTGTCGCGAAGCCGAACAGAGCCCGCCCAAGCAAAACGACTTCCTGCGCTACCGCCTCAACATCTGGGTGCAACAGGCCACGCGCGCCATCGACCTGCGCATCTGGGACGAGGCGCCGCGCCACGCCGAGGTGCCCACCGCTGGCCGCCTCTGGTACGGCGGTCTGGACCTGGGCGGCACGGGCGATATGTCCGCGTGGGTCATGGTGTCGCCGTGCCCTGACGACCCGGAAGCCGTCGATGTCCTGGGCCGCTTCTGGCTCCCTGAAGACACGCTGCGCGGGAATCACCCAAACGCGAACCTGTATCAACAATGGGCCCGCTCGGGCCACCTGGGGCTGACGCCGGGGAACGTGACCGACGAGCGGTTTATCCAAGCGGCCATTGTCGCCGACGCGCAGCGGTTGCAACTGGTGGACGGGAACATCGACCGGCTCTTTCAGGGGATGCGCCTGGCCATTGAACTCAAAGACGAGGGCGTGACCATGGTGCCGTTCGGCCAGGGCTTCTTGTCGATGGCCACGCCCACCCGCAAGTTCATTGACCTGGTGGCCGCGCGCCGGTTGCATCACCAGGGCGACCCGGTGTTGCGGTGGATGGCCGACAACGTCGTGTTGAAGAAGGACGCCGCCGGCAACGTGAAGGTGGACAAAGAGCGGTCGATGCAGAAGGTGGACGGGATCGTCGCAACCGTCATGGCGATTGACCGCTACGAACGCCACGCGGCGGCGCCGCCCGCCCTGGGATTTCAAGCGTTCGTGTTTGGAGCGCCGCGATGATGGGGTGGGTTCCCGGTTGTGGGTAGGACACGCCAGGATGGGCCCGACGTGGATGGGGGGTCGCCACCGGAACTCCCTGGCGTCGCGAACGGGCTGTCCCCGCGCGCCCGTGGGCGCCCGCGCAGTATCGAGGGCCCGTGTGACGCGCTCTCCGTGCGGTTGCCCACCAGCGCCTACGACCGGCTCATCGTCATGGCCGCCAGGCGTGGCCAGCCGGTGTCGGCCTACGTGCGCGAGGTGTTGATTCTCCTCACCGGCTCCCGCGACACCTGATTTTCCGTACTAATAAATCGACGGGGCGCGTACACGGGTTCAGACTGTGGGCGCCATGACGAACAGGTTCTACTCGCTCCTGCATGTGCGCGCGGTGGACCCGGAGACGCGCACCATCTTCGGCACCGCCACAACCCCAGACACCGACCGCATGGGCGACATCGTGGAGCCCCTGGGCGTCACGTTCAAGAACCCGCTGCCCCTCCTGCTCTACCACGACTCGACGCGCCCGGTGGGCCGCGCCACGTTCAAGAAGCCCACGGCGAAGGGTATCGACTTCGAAGCCACCATCCCCGCCATCACCGAGCCCGGCACCCTGAAAGACCGCGTGGACGAAGCGTGGCAGAGTCTGAAAGCGGGACTCATTCAGGGCGTGTCCATCGGGTTCCGCGCGCTCGAAGAAGCGTTCATGAAGGACGGCGGGATTCACTTCGTCAAGACGGAAGTACTTGAGCTTTCCCTGGTCACGGTGCCCGCCAACGCCAGCGCGACCGTGTCCGTTGTTCGTTCCCTGGACGTTGAGCGGCTCGCCGCGTCAGGCACCGCCGCCCGCGCCCCTCACACCCCGCCCGGCGCCACGGGCCCACGACAGAACGGAACCAGAATCATGAAGACGTTTGCCGAACAGATTGCGGCCTACGAGGCCACCCGCGTCGTGAAGGCCGCCAAGATGAGCGACCTGATGACGAAGGCGGGCGACGAGGGTGTCACGCTCGACACCGCGCAGAGCGAGGAGTACGACAACCTGGCCACCGAGTTGAAGAGCATCGACGCCCACCTGGCGCGCCTGGCCGACCTGGAGGAAGCGAACAAGAAGGCCGCGCGGCCGGTCGTCCCCGAGCCCGTCGTGCCGGGACGCCGGGGCGTGGAAGTCCTCCCGTCCCCGCTGCCGCCGGGCATCGAGTTCGCCCGCTACGCGATGTGCCTCATGACGGCGAAGGGCAACGCCCACGCCGCGCTCGACATCGCGAAGGAGCGGTATCCCGACAACCCGCGCATCGCCACCATCCTGAAGGCCGCCGTCGCCGGGGGCACCACGACCGACCCCACCTGGGCCGGAGCGCTCGTGCCCGAGTACCCGACGTTCGCGGGCGACTTCGTGGAGTTCCTGCGGCCACAGACCATCATCGGCAAGTTCGGCACGAACGGGATTCCGTCGCTGCGCCGCGTGCCGTTCAACGTCCGCATCCTCGGCCAGACCAGCGGGGGCTCGGGCTACTGGGTCGGCCAGGCCGCGCCGAAGCCGGTCACGAAGTTCGACTTCGCGCCGACGAAGCTCGGGTGGGCGAAGGTCGCCAACATCGCCGTGCTGAGCCAGGAGCTTGTGCGGTTCTCGAACCCCTCGGCGGAAATGCTCGTCCGTGACGCCCTGGCGGCGGCGCTGGTCGAGCGGCTCGACACGGACTTCGTCGACCCGGACAAAGCGCTCGTCGCGGACGTGTCCCCGGCGTCCATCACGAACGGCGTCGTGGCGGGCTTCGCCAGCGGCACGGATGCCGCCGCCGTGAAGGCCGACGTCCAGTCGCTGTTCGCCACGTTCATCGCCGCGAACCTCACGCCGACCAACGGCGTGTGGATCATGACGAACACGACCG